AAGTCTCTCTGTATTGAGTGCCAACGAAAGTTGAATTGGGGTTCTTCCTCTTTTAGCCATTTCTTCTAATCCTTATGATGTGTTCTAATTGCTTTGAATATTCTTGAAGCTCTCCATAACTGTATAGCTCCAACTCATATGGTTTGATTCCATAAAAGTGAGTTAGGGCAGGGAGACTTTTTCTCCACTCTGCCCTTAGGCTTTTGGGATTTCTCCATCTAGTTCTTCTTGTGTTTTCACAGAATTGATATTGAGTTGAGCAAGAACATCATTCAATTTGATATTCTTATCTTCTCTTTTTGCAAATATGAAAACGATTGCACCAAGAGCATCAAAGTCAAGCATTGAAGCTTGACCTATAGCCTCCATAGCGTTCAGACCTGTGAGCTTCTTGATTTCTTTCCACTCAAGACCTGTTATATCTGAATAATCCATCAGATATTGTTTGTCACCAATCACAATGATTGGATATTCATTATTTTGTTCTTCTGACATATGTCCTCTTATTTCAGTCGTGAAGCTTGTGCTCTGCCATAGAGACTGTCCACGAACTTATCTAATTCTTTTATGTAGTCTGCTTGAAACTTAGGAAGCTCTTCTTTCAAAGTTGGATAAAAGAAATATCCTTCTTTTCTCTGAGGTTTCCAAAGTTTTCTTGATAGTGGATTCCTAACTTTTAGAGTTGCAGTGGCTCCAAAGTTTTTTGAACCTACAGATTTTCTTATAGTTGTCGTGTAGGGGTTATATCCACCAAACTCAACCAATCTTGCATATGGATGCTTCTTGGGCGTTCCAACTCTGAGAACAACTCCATCTTGGAGCTTTGCAGAGCGAATGCTTGAGGCTAATGAGCCTGAGCCCTTTGGAACTTTGGACTTGAGTTTCCCCACCATAATATTTCCAAAGTTTTGGTTGAATTGCTTATAAAGGTCAACTGACTCTTTCCCCAAAGCTTTGACAGCTTTGATTTGGTTTGCAATATCGACACCTGAAACTTCAATAAGAGCTTCAAGTCCTTCTATTTTTCCTTTGAGTCTCGACCTTTTGCTCATAGATTAGACAGTGCCACGAGTCAAAGCACCACTCACTAAGAGTGAAGCTGAGAAACTGACTTTGTCTCCTGCTGAGCTGTCGATTGTGTAGTTTGTTATTAATGCGTTGCCTGTATATTTTGGAAGACCTGATGTGTCATTAGGTCTAAAATCAAAAGCTACTACAGCACCATCAAACATTCCTGCAATCGCATTATCTGCTGTCGCATCAAAACTTCCAGATATATCAATGCTGAATCCTTGAACTCCTGCTATGAATGCTTCATTTGCATCCCCAAAACTTGTGACAGTTAATGTGTTTATGTCACGACTTAGGGACATTGAATCTACAAAGCTAGTGAGTGCAGTTCCATCTATTGTGATAGCTGAATCTTTTCCTGCTAAAAATGCCATTTTATTCTCCTATATATTGAATATTGATTACTTCTTGTTTGGGCTAAAAGAAACTTGAAAGGTTGCTGAACCACTTGTGACAGTGATAACCAAACGAACATATCTGTTGATAGTTCCTGTTGGAGCAATTCTCTCTGATGTTGTTCCTGTTATAGCTGTGAACCCTCCTGCAGTCACATCAGCAAAACTTGCATTATCTGCACTAGATTGCAATTTGACTGCAATGTTCGCAGAGCTGTGAGCTGTGCAATGAAGGAAGGCTTGTCCACCAAAAGTTGTTGATGAACCAAAGTCAACAGCAGTTGTGTTAGCTGTTGCACTTGTGTTGGTTAGAGCATATAAGCTCAAACCTCTTCCAAAATTATCTCCTGTGAAGTTAGAGGAAACCCCTACAGCTTCACTGACAGAAGAGTCTATTGTGTAGTTTTGAATTTTAGAATCCAATAAAACACAGGGTTGACCTGCTGTCGTTCCATTTTGAAAAACTGATAATGGGGTAGAGGTAGTCACTGAAAAAGCATTAGAAAGCTCTTCATCATTCCTATCTGTCCCACCATCAAAAAGACCACTAAGGTCGAGAGATGCTGATTCAATACCTGAAATATATGACTCGTTGTCATCTCCAAACATTGTTGTTGATATAGCATTTGTCTCTTTTGAAAATGAAAGACTGTTGAAATAACTTGTGAGGTCGAATGCTCCAAACAGAACACCTGAGTTTTTTCCTGCAATGAATGCCATTATTCTTCCTCTTCTTTTATCTTGTCTTCAGGAACAATTAGTTCTTGCAAAATCATCCAACGAGGTGGTTGTTTGACAGTGATTTCTGCTCCTGCTTTGAAATCCTTGTCTTTGATATTCAAATCAACTTTTGCAAAATATTTGATATTTTTTTTAGCCATTATTTACTCCGATAATATTGCTGTGGCATCAATCTGCATTTCTATCTGACAGAATCTGCCTTCATCTGATAATCCATTTTCAAGATTGAGATTTCTCACTTTGGAAACTAAGACAGCATTATTAACTGTCGAATCATCAGCTAGTTCATCTATAACTTCTTGAGCAAGTGTCAAAGCTCTATCTTGAGCTGAACCTGCAACTGTATCTCCTGCACCTGGCTTCAAACAATATACAAAGACACTTAGTTCTAAATCTTCTTCATAAGTTTTTCCAAAAGTTTCAAAGTCCATATTTGAAGAAGCATCTCCAAAGAATATGAATTCTGTTTTAGGAGCTCCATCAGCAGGTGGGAATTTGAATATGTCCACACCTGATAATCCACTTCTTGCAGAAAGTTGAGTCTTTAGATTATCTCTAAGAACTTTGATTTTTGAATTGATAGCCATTAGATACCAAAGACTTTTTCAGAGTTCTCATCAATCCATTGATTAACTTCAGGAATACGAGTTTGATTTTTGAACCCACCACCTTGAGTCACAAGTGATATATTTCCAAGTTCATCATTGAATGAAGTTGCCCTGTCAGGAATATTGGAAGCAACGATTCTATCTACTAGAAGTTTGAGTCCAATTCTATCTACACCATTTCTGATATAGTCCCACCCATATTCGTATTCAATAACAACAGGAAGTGGAAACTCACTTGTTGGGGTTGGAAAGAAACCATCTTTTCTATGAATGAACCCTGCATTGTTATCAATCTCAAAATTTGAGGTTGCAATAGATTCTCCAAGAGAAGTCACTGAAATAACTTTTGTTATATGAAAACTAGGAGGGGAGATTATTCTATCTCCTTCGCCTTGAAGCTTCACTCTGTTATAACGAGGAGTCCAAGACACACCTGTCCATTGTTCAAGCAAGTCAGTGATTTTTTGTCTTTCATCTAAGATGTCAGCATCTGAATAATCAGAAGCAGTTAGTTGAGAAACATCAAAGCTTCTAGCTTGAGCTTCTGTGAATATTGGGAAACCAAGTATCTCGTGGTTAGTTCTTAGTTTCTGTGATATAGATTCCCAAGTCCCTGTCCAAACAGCATAGAGTTTGTTGACATCTGTTGTGTTTGAAATTCCTAAGTCAACATAATAAACACCTGTTCCATCATTTGTTGCAGTGACTGCATTCAAAATGACAGTGCCTGATTCATCAGTGACAGTGCAAGTGACTGAACCTGAAGCATCAGTTAGAGTTCCATCAACATATGCATTGACAGCAATTCTTCCTCTAGTGTCTTTATAGATGTGACCTGTTCCTTGAGCTACTTGATAGCCAATCATAAATTACTTCCTATTTTTCTTAGATTTAGATTTCTTCTTTTTCTTGCCATAGTGATATGGCATTAGCTTTTCTCTTTTCCTGCTTTGGTAGAAGCAGTCTTTTTCTTAGGAGCAGACTTGATAGCTTCAGCCCAACCTTTGTTGATTAGGTCAACTGCATTCTCATTGTCTGTGTCCCAAGTTTCGCCTTTGGATGGAATGTCTTTGCCATTGTATAGACCTGACATATCCACGAGCATTTTGATTTTCATTATTATCTCCTCAGTTAACTCACTAGAACCCTCGAAAGTAGTTGAAGGAAAGAAGGTGGACTCCTTCCAAGAGTTCTAGTCAGTGTCTATTGCTAGACTCTGACTTTCATCAGTTGCCTGATGAAGGTTATGAAAGGGACTAGCCCATCTTCATATGCTTGATAGCATTTGTATCTAACAAGTCTCCATCAGCTCTATATATGAACCTGAATGTGACTAAATCGTTAGCAAAAGCGTAGTCAACAGACCTATCAACTTGAATGCCATTAACTTCTCTAATGTAGTATTTGCTATGGTCTCCATAGGAAATAACTTTCTTAGCTGTTGCAATAGCTTCAATGTTTGGGTCAGTCAATACAGGAACACCTAACAAAGTGTCAGGCATACCAAATTGAAGACCTTGTTGGAAAAGATAGTTGTTATTGCTATCTTTCAACTGTCTGATTTCTTTTAGAGTTGAATCTTTCATTATGAATTGGGAATTCACTCTATATGGAGCTGTGACTGAGTGCATCAAGTCAATAACCTCATCAGAAGTTATTGCAGTAGCACTAGCACAAGTGACTCCTGCTGAGGAAGCGTTCATTATTCCATTAGGTTTAGATGAACCATTAGCAGTTGCAAAGTCTGCACCTGCACCATTTCCTAAAGCTCGACCTGCATCATTTGCAAGGAATGCTTCTATGTCAACGCCTTCATCAGCTAAAAGCTCTGAAGATACTTGCACTAAGTATGCGTATTTGAACGCACCTAATGTGACAGAAGCACTTGTTGGGTCAGATTCTCCAATAGCACCACCTTCAGCAACTAATGAAGCTGAGGATAGAGCTGTGACTTGTGGGAATTTTATATCTTCGCCACCTGCAGTAGGAACAACAGTTGCAACATTTCTGACAACTGCATTTTCATCTAACTTTGCAATGATTTGGTCAAAGAAACCTTGTGGGACTAAACCACCATCATTGGCTTTGTCCAAGTCTCTTTTTTCAAAATTGTGAGAACGAACTTCTCCTGTAGCAAAAGCACGAAGAATTTTTGCATCAGAAATTTCTTCTTCAACTTTTTCTTCGATAACAGGCTTTGATTCAAACATAGCCCTTGCTTCTTCTGCTTTCTTGTTGCTTTCCTCTAAGGAAGCTAACTCAGAAACTCTGGAATCGATTTCAGACATTCTGTCATTCATCTTGTCCCATTGTTCTTTTTCAGCAGAATCGAGAGAACGATTTTCAGAGATTTCTCTGTCATTCAATTCTTTCATTTGCTCCCAAAGATTATTTCGCTCATCATATAGTTTTTCAACTATGTTGGGATTACTCATTATTTCTCCTAGAAATTGTGAGGAGTGTTTCATCAACGACTCCTCTTTTATCGTGTGGGCGAAGCCAAATTGTTTCATCAACGAATCTGACCTCTAAACTTTTAGTCTTCTTTATATAAAGGATGTTCCTTTGGAAGAAGGTCATTGTCAGTTATATATTTTGGGTCTTTTGGTTTGTCATTTTTCATTAGATAAGCAAAAGCTTTCAAACGAGCTAAACCCCAAGCCACTCGACTGACATTTGGTCTATGAGAAGTTGAAAATGCTCCAAATCCTCTTCTGACCACTTTTTTGGAAACAGACATTCTCAGTCTTCTCCAAGATGCCATATTTTTAGAACTTATTTCATCATTGTGTTCATCAATAATTGTTTTGATAGATTTCTCAGTCTGTTCAGAAAACTTTATTTTTTCTTTTGATTCCTTATCAGCAGAACCTTTGGGATTAGTTTTTGAACCTTCTATTTGGTCTTCTTTAGGAGCAGGAGTAGATTGTTCATCATCTCCATTCCTAAGTTTCAATAAAAGCAGACTTCTAAATCTTGCTTCTGAACTCATTGATTTTTTAGTAGTTCGAGTCTTCGTTTTCTAGCATCTGCATTGAAAACAGTTTCTTCTTCATTTTGAAGTAGTGATTTCAATTCTCCATTTTCATTAGCTTCAATAAGTTTGTCTAATTCAAGACCACTCATATGAGCTAAGTTCCTAAAACTTCTTTCTGCCATAACAGAGGAATCCTGGTAGGCAGGGAAAGCTGTAGGGGAAACTTCATACAATCTTGTTTCAAGAACTTCTCTGACTACAGGAGCTCCTGCATCTTCTGAGACATTCCATCTTTCATCTAAAACATCAAAACCAAAACTTGAGTTTGTGACATCTCCTCTTTGAATCATCAAAAATGCTGACCTGTGATGAGGAATATCTAAATCTAAATTAACTTCATAATGAAGTCCTGTTTTGTCTTCAGATAGTTTTAGTGTCCCTGCTCTTTTAGAACCTAGAACTAAAGATGTATCGTGATTGAATAAAGCTTTGATGTCATCTCTAGAGGTTTGTGTTCCTCTTTCTTGAAGGGTCTTTTTGAAAGCACCTTCTCCAATAACTTCAACGAAACCTCCACCGAGAACTTGTGATTTCTTATTGAAAACAGAAGCATAACCACTGATGACAGCTTTGGAACCCTCAAGAGTTCTATATTCCATCTCATTAGCTACGAATCTAATATCGTGTTCAGGGGTTGGTCTCACTTGCTTTGGGCTAGAAGTGAAAACTTTGTCTCTTTTATTTTCAGACATATTTTCTCCTATTTCTTCTTCTAAAGTTGCAACATATCGTTCTGCCCATTTTTGAGCATCCATTTGATTCTCTTTATCAATAGAACCTCCCCAAAGAAGCCAAGCAGTCTGACCATTTGAAGGTTCATCACTTGTTCCATTGAGGAAATCATCTGCTTTTTCTGAATCTAAATCAGACCTATGTCGCAAAAACCAAGCATTCATTTTCTTGGCTTTTTCGTGACTGACTTTTCCTTCAGCCATATCACGAGCCTCATTAATGGTGGTATCAACTAAACCATCTCCACCAAAACCTTGTTCATAAAATTCAAGACCTCTTTTTGCATTATCTTGAATGTATTGAGGAACTTCTATATGTTCTCTTGTTTCAGCCCTAAGACCAAGAGCCTCATCATATTCAGTATGTGTTTTGCAAGGCATAAAGAAAGATTCGCCATCAACATCCATCTTATGAAAAGATGAGTCATCTAAATAACAGCCAATGACTTTTGCTTTGTCCAAAGCTTCTTCTTTTGTGCCAAATAAATCTTGGTCTTTGTAGGGCATATTTCTCCTATAAATTTATTCTTCTTTTGAATTTTCTATCTGAATAGTTCTCATATCCAAGTTCAGTCATTTCTTTTTTATGAAATGGATATTTTTCTTGGAGCTCTTCTTCATACATATAGTCATTTTCAAATTTGTCTATAAGCTGAGCTAATGTGAACCAATGACCTTCATCAAC